TCTACTGCTTTCGCTACTACAGTTTTTAACAAAAACTTCTTTGCGTTTTTTACCATATCCAGGACTACCTTTTGAAATAGCCCTGGGTTTGTTTAGAGTTACTGTTTTACCTTTGTATTCAGCCATTCATCTTAGCTGTAATCTTTAATTAAAGTTAAGACTATAACGTAAGAATCTCCAGAAGAATGACCAGTTGTAGTCAACTTGATATCTCCTGTTTTACCATTACCAGCAGTATTTTGTATACCACCAAATCCTGTAAAATCTTCATCTGTTGTATAGTCTGAATTAAGATCCCAACAAATAGTATCGGTAGTTGCATCCCACAAAAGTTTTACACTCATTCCAAAAGTAGAATAAACAATCCTTGCAAGCTTCACACCTGTGCAAACTTGACCATTAGCACTGTTAGGAGCTAAAGCACTAACATCTATTTTTGTGACTGCACTTTCACCATTACCATCAGATGTGTTAGTAAGCTGTACTACAGCTATCCTATTGCCATCTTGTATGGTTGTTGTTGTAACTGCATCTGCCATTATTTACTCCTTATCTTTCAACCATTACATTAATGTAATCAACAGTCATAGTTTTTGCGGCAGCTGCACCATTTTGAATACCGAATGAAATCGTTAGATCTTCATCATTAGGAAGGTTAGTATCTACAAGAACTAAAGGCTCTGCATTATTTACAGAGTAATGTACGTTTGAAGTATCTGGGTCAATAAACCAACTTAAAGTAATAAATGTGTCATCTGCCATAGTAGCAATACTTGAAGCTGTAGTAGCGGAATTGTTTTTCTCGACAGCAAGATCAATTGTTGCTGCTCCATCTGCACTGATAAAGAAAACACCGTCTGTTACATCAAGAGGAGAGGTATCAGTTATGTGTAATCCCATAACAAAATCACTTTGAGTAGCATCACTTACTTTAAATCTGCTTGAAAAGAATGCTCTTTTTCCAGCAGCAAGTGTAAATGCTTCGCCTTTTAGCTGTAAGAAGTCTAGATCGTTATCTCCAGCTGCGTTGGTAAGCAATAAAGCTCCACCAGCAGATGAGGTAACTGCTTCTGTTGCACTTCCTGTACCAGCTTCAGTTGTAGTGATTGTCCAATCACCAGAGTTGTACGTCATAAAGTCATTGAAATAACCGTAGTACGTTTGATCCGATGGATATGGTTGAAACATCGGTAAGTCTTTTTTACTTCTACTAGCAACAGTATTACCTGCCCATAGTATTAAGTTTTGAAAATGTGGATTAGCCATTATGAACTCCTTTTATTTGTATCAATGGAAACCTTGCGGTCCTCATCAAGCTAATTAATTTATAAACTCCTTAAAGTTTACACCTCAAATATAAATCAAGCAAGAAAAAAGGGAGCCGAAGCTCCCCTTAGTAATTGTAGTTGAGTGAGAAACGCTACAATAAATCGTTCCTTAAGCTCCTTGAGAACCGTAAACGGCTCTAAAGTTTGAATATCCGAAGCTATAACGCTCTCTAGCCTTATATCTCATGTTGCCAGTATCGAAGTCACCTTCCAATGAGGTTGTCATTGGGGATCTTTCAAAATACTTAAATCCGTCAGGACAGTCTGTTTTCAAGAAGAAAGCATCTGTATCTGTCAGATAGTTATTTACAACATAACCATCAGGTAGCATACCAGTATTCTTAATAGCATTTAAGTCGTTGTCAGACGTACCAACTCTTCCAGGAGTTTGTAATAATCTGTCAGCAACAAATACTAATTGTGGTGGAATAATTAGCTTCATACCTTTTAATGCAATGTTAAGACCTTTATCATCCGTAAATGTAGAGATATTAATTAATGCATCTTCAAGTGAAGTTTCATTAAGATCCGCCATAGTGGTTGCTCTGTTTGCTAAAGTGCCACCGCCGCCTAATGCATGATTAGTAGCTATCAAAGTGCTACCATCACCGCCTGCTGTAGAGAACGCATTGTTCAGTACAGAAGCAGCTTTGATTTGCTTTGTGTTAGCCATAGATCTAGCTAGTGCTTTAGTGTATCTTGCTCCAAGCCTGTCATACAGGTTATCTTCAACTGCTTCTTCAGTTAGCGCGAATGCTAAAGCCACTGTTTCGTGGGTGTAACGAGATGTATAACCTTCGTTAGCTGTATCAAATCTGACACCGCTACCTTCGGATTTTACTTCTGCATTACCAAACCCTACTATTAGAGTTTCTTCTTCAAACGCTCTATCAGAAGTTTCACTGTCGTAAATTTCTGTATGTTGAGCTTCGTATCTAGCATATTCCATGCCGAACAAGGCATTTAAACCTGGCTCTAATTCTTTCGCTAATTGCGCTCTATTAATTGCCATTATTTATACTCCTGTTGGGTCGACATAGAAATGCTCATTAAATTTAACAATCACATTCACGTTAGCTGAACCTGTTGTACTGTTATCTGGGTCACTCGAAAAGCCCATAATTCTGAACGTAGCAGTTGTGGCTGCTGTTGTTCCAGATAATTCTACTGCGGACATACCAGTTTTGGTAGATCCGGCAGTGTAAGAAATATCTGCGTTCAAACCGACATCAGTTTGAGCTGGAGAACCTGCACTTTGAATTTCAAATACAGCATCAGGGTCATCTACTACGAACGCAACGATATCGGACGATACAGTTCCATCAGTGTAGTGCGAGCTGAAAACAGGCTCACCTGAAGAGTTTGTAAATTTACATCCTCTAAATACACCAATAGACTCATCACCAGCAGCAGAAACTAAAATAGTACCTGTGTTGGTCATTTTTACTAAATCGCCTGAAAAAATATTCCCAGAAGCGCCAGAAGCAATTGAGTATTCTGTTGTTCCACCAGTTTGTGGTGCAGAACCTAATTTACCTACGACTCTTGCTCCGAAAGGGGCATTTTTGTTAGCCATAATAAGTCACCTTATATTTGTTATTTTAAGTTTTAGTGATCAACTTCGCTGACCACCGCCAAAAGTTACTTTGCTTGATCTCTGAGGCGTTAGCATCGGAGAACTAGGATCTGATTCCTTCATTAGATCATTGTCCACAGCATCTTGCTGGGTTTTGGCACGTTGGGCATAGTAGGAGTTCCTTTCCTCACGTGTTTCATTTGGAATCTTAGCCAATAGCAAACCACCTCGTGCAACAACTCCTGAATGTCTGCCTTGTTGTAAAGTATCAAAACGATCTTGGTCAGATTCATGTAACTCTTCTGATCTTACTAGGTCGAAACCTTCGCTTAATCTAGAAGTTACGTTCTTACGATCTTCTTGTCCTACAATTTCAGCTCTAATCCACCTGTAAGTATAACCTTCAGGTGCAGGAGGAGTATCCAACGTAGATGGTGGGCTCCATGGTTTGCGAGCAACTTTATTAGCTCGAGTGTCGGCAGAACGCGGGGTTCTGTTTAAATCTGTGTTATCTTTTTCTGTCATAACTATTACCTTTTAACATATTTTGCGTACTCTGTTAAGGGTACGTTTAATCTTTTTGCCATTTGTACCTCTGCTGGCGACAACTTAACTTGTCTTTTCGAGCTAGTATTACCAGCTACTCTGCCTGCTGAGGCTACCTTTTGTTGAGGCTTCGATTGGTTAGAAGGCTCTTCAAACTTGTGTGGAAACTCTGTACGTAATCTTTTATCTACTTCATTGTAGTAGTCATTAGTCTTAGGGTCAAAACCTTCTTGAACTAACTTCTGATCTATAGAAAAAGCAGCAAGAGTCATAATCTCATCTTCACCAAACCAAGAATTGTTTTCTACCCATTTTTCTTGTTTTTCATCTAACTTTGGTGGTGCTTGATATTGTGGCGTTGGTTGTTGAACATTTTGTTGCATTTGACCATTCATTTGCACTGGTTGTTCTGTTACAGGTTGTTGTAACGCCATTTTAGATGTATTAACTTTGTTTTCTTCTACAGCTATTTTTGCTAAAACATCTTGTGCTTTTGCAACTTTATCATAGTCTTGTACTTCATGAGCTGACTTCAATGCAGACATAGCTTGTTGTTTTTGAGACTTGAGTCTGTTTTCTGCTTCCATTAGATATGATCTATCTAAGTTAGAACTTTTTGTTTTTAAATGTTGGTTTTCAACAGCCGTTCTTTTTGCATACTCGTAAGCAGATTCTTGACCTCTCTCTGCTTCTCTAAGTTTTCTAGTAAGGTTGTTTATTCTTTTTTGTACGCTTTTAGAATAATCTTCAAGTTCTTCTTCTTTCTTTTCTTCTGGTGCTTCAGAAACATCTTCTAATACTTGTTCAGCTTCACTATCAACTGACTCCATAGGAATTTGCGTTTTAGGCTTTTCTTCCTCTATAGGATCTATTTCGACAATTTCGCCTTCTTCTATTTGTGTTTCTTCTATTACTTTTGCGTTTTCTTCTGACATTTTATCTCCTTATACTGCAAGAATATCATCTGGATCAAGTATGGTGGCTATCACTTCATCATCGTTAATGATTCTGCATTCAGACTCATCACCTAACTTGAAACGAGCACCAGCATATCTGCCAATTAATACCCATTGTTTTTCCTGACACCATGGTTTAGCAAACTTATTTGCATCTGCATAGCAGTCAGGGCCCATTTTTACCACATAGCCAACTACAGTAGCTAGAGATTCTCTATCTACAGTTGATTGTACTAAATGGATACCACCTTCTGTAACTGCTTTACCTTTGTAAGGCAGTATTAAAATACGCCAACCTGTTGGTTGAGGCATACGATCTAAAAAAGTTTGTTCTAATAAAGTGGGATCTAACACACGTGCAGACTCTGAGACATAGGCCGCATTTTCTTCTGCATCTGGAGTTGGAGTTTCTTGTTGTTCTTTTGGTTGTTCTTTTGGTTTTTGCTCTGATTCTATGGCTTTAGCTACATGATCAGGTATGTGGATCTTCGTCATCTTGTTGTATTTTTCCTAGCAGTTCCCTAAAAATATTTTCTGCATCAGCTAGAGAACTGTAACGCCCACGCAAAAATTCATACTGAGAGAAGTCTTTACATCCAGATAACATAGCATCCTTAGTATCTTCTCTTCTAGCTTCAAGTTCTTTTAAAAACTTTTCAGCAAGCCAAATTGACGACATTAATAAATGCCGGAAAACTTACCACCAAATTCAGCAGCACCCATACCTCTAGCCTTGCCTTTGCCTGTACCAGGCGTAGCTTTTGTGCTAGTTGCAAAAGTACCTGCTTTAGTTTTTGTAGGCGCACTGCCTTTGTTACTATAGCTGTTTTTATTTTTTAATACTTTGGGTGTTTTCTGTTGACTTATGTCTGTTCTTTTATACATGTGTTTTATTATGTTGTGTGCTTTTTAAATTTGCAAGTTTTATTTTTGGTTTTGCATTTCTAATAATTTAAAGCGCGCTTGCTGTTCTAGTCTTGCTCTTGCAGTTTCATCTCTTAAATCTGCTATATCTTCCATAGATTCTATTCTTTCTTTATCTACGTTGACTCTTCTTTGAGCATCTAATGCTTTACGTTTTTCTTCTTGTAAGAACTGTTGTTGCTCCATAGATAACTCTTGACCTTTGAGTGCAAGTTCTTGTTTTCTTATTGAGACTAGTGGATCTTCATCACTTGGATCTGCAACCTTCTGACTATATTCTGTAACAAGCTCTGCCATAATTGGAGCTGAGAATTGAGCAAGTATATCGCCTGCTTGTTGTACCATTTGCTGACCCTCTGCTGGATTTGCTTGTTGGGCTTGTTGTTGCAACTGTTGAAATTGTTGCATAGCTTCTGGTGGCATTTGTTGTTCAGCCAAGCTGTCTGCTTTCATTTGCAAATGTTGCATAATATGTGAATGTATTAAAGCTTGTACTTGTGCATTCATTTGCACTGGCGGTGTACTCAGTATAGCCATGTGTGTTGCTATATGAGCATCATGATTTTGTTGAGCAAAAGCCTGAGCTTGTTGACCTAGTAAAAGTTTGTTGTTTTCAAAACCTGCTTCCAATGGACTTGGTTCTGTTGGTGGTGGAGGCGTAAGTATCTTTTCTATATTATCTACCCCTATGGCTGCATACATTCTTTTGTAGGATTCATAGACTCCAGTTGGGCCATGCACTTCTGGATTAGATTGTACTAACTGCATCATTTCTTGTGCCATAGCTATTCTTTGAGATTGGCTAAAGATATCAGGGTTAGATATAGGAATTATATCTACTCTATCATCAAAGTCTTGTAACTTTATTTGTGCATTACCGCCAGCAATATTGTAAGGATACTCTGGTGGCAGGTACTCTTTAAAAACTTGTGCTAATAGTTTAAATTCTTTCTTCTGTGAATTATGTAGTCTTTTGTGTATAGCAGATAATACTTTAGTAGATCTTTCAAGTAGTGCTAAAGTTGTGCCTACAGG